TGGCTATAATAACTTGACGCGACCAACCCATTTCTTCCTACAGGCCATCCAGCGCCAGTACCAAGCCAAACTGCTGAGTTTCCGTTGTCGGTATCTTTAAACACGTATACACTACTTAAAGCGTAGACATCAGAAAGGGTACCCCCTTTCATATAGAACATTTCTAGGTAGACATCATCCGTAGGGGACGGTCTTTCCCATCTAGGAATTACAGTAATATCATTTAGGAGTGCCATATTAACTCATCTTATATACTCTACTTCTTGGAGCTTTTCATGGCTTCTTCTTCCTTCTGGGACTCCTCCACCCTCATCTCAATAAATTTCTTTCTTTCGATCAAAGTCATGGAAAGGACGTCATGGAAAGTGAAGCCGCATCTATGAGCTAGAAGGTATGCTTCGTGGTCCCCTGCGTCAGCTTTGTGACGCTCTTCTAGCTCACTGAAAAAAAATTTTCATTAATAGGAAGGTTCATAACTTCGTCAGCGTTGCAATGTTTGCATATAAATCTGACGTCTGTTTGCAATCCTATTTTTCTAGAAAAGATTGACTGTCTTACTACAGCAATATCCTTAGCCGTAGTTTTCGTTAAAAATCCCTGAATAATTCCTCTATCAGAGTGGGATTCTATCCTTTCTATAAACTTCCACAAACTATCAGTAAGCGCTGCAGGATTATTAAGAAGTCCCTCATCCTTAGCCCTAGGACAGTTGATGTAAGCAGTTACTTCGGAGTCAGGCAAAACTACAGGAGTAGGGTATTCCATACCTTCATTCGCGTAATCCACTTTAAGTTGGTCTAACTCAATTGCAAGAGAGTTCTCTTCTCCGCAATGCTGACATTCAATCCCGACTGGATATTCATTACCATATGAAATTTCTCTAAGTTTAAAAAGTAGGTAATGTTTGTCGTACAGGGAAAGATCACTGTACGAAATTCCTTCTATACATCTCTCCATGAGAGTACTAACCGCTTTAATCCCTTCATTTACACGTGTCACGGATCTCAAAATTCTTTCATCTTCATAGGTGAAAGGTCTTATCTTCACCTCTTTAATACCTTCATTAAATACGCCTCTAGACGGCAGAGTTATAGATACCCATCCCTTTTTGCTTTCAACCTTTTTTAGTAGTTGAGAAATAGCGTCCTTGATGTTGGAAGCTTCAGTAGCCTCATCTCTTCTCATTTGAGGTCGGGGAGCTACTTCTGGAGCACTCTCTTTTTGGGCCCCAGGCCCTCTAGCTAGGTCTATAATGGATTTTTCGGGTTCTGACATGACAAAAAGTTAAGTTTGTAACTATAATAGTACTAATCAACAAATTATGGAACTATTTGTTTCAAATATTTATTCAGTTTTAAAAACAAACGATTTAAAACTAAAAAAAGCCTTAGAAAAAAAATATAGGGCTAGATCTCCTGGATATGAATTTACATCCTCATACAGGAGAGGGCACTGGGACGGTTTCAAAAAGTTTTTTAATGCTAAGACTGGAAAGTTTGGAACAGGGCTACTCCCCGCTATAACTGAGGATCTGGAGTATCTAGGGTTAGAATACTCTGTACGCGATAAGAGGACAGAGGTAGTTTATGATTCTTCTTGTGTAGAAGGGATAGACCTTAGGGATTATCAGAAATTGCTAATAAAGCAGGCTTTAAATTTAAAATCTTGCGTTATAAAAGCGCCTACTGGATCAGGTAAAACAATAATACTAGCATCTATACTGAATGCTTTACGAGGGTACACCGGACTTATATTCTTCAACAAGAAACAGCTCCTATACCAGACTTATAAGTTTTTAACGGAACACGGAATAGAGTGTGGAGTAGCTTTTGGGGATGGAGTAGACATAAAACCCATCACTCTGTGCACGATTCAATCAATCGACAAGGTTATCGACTCACATTTAACATCTTCAGAATTCATAGTTTTTGATGAAATACATGAATTTTCCAAAGGAAAGGTAGCTTCAAAAGTATTAAAATCATTTCCTAATGCTTGTATACGAATAGGAATGTCCGCAACTCCCCCCACTGATAAGTTTTCCAAACTATCTTTAGGGTCTTTCCTTGGAAAGCAAATAGAGTTTGTTACGGCTGAGGATCTAGTAACTGAAGGGTATTTAACCCCACCTTCCATTGAAGTAATAACGTTACCAGATGATGAAGATTCAGAGAAATATAGAGGCATGTCTTACTCAGAGATATATGAGTCCTATATTATAAAGAACACGAGGAGAAACGATTTTGTCGCAAAAATATGTAAAAATATTTCTTCGAAGGGGGCTAAGGTCCTTGTACTCACCAAAAATCTAGAACACGCAAAAATTCTACAGAGTCTTATTCCAAATGCATACAAGCTAGAGGGAAAGGATGGCCTCCTCGAAAGAGAAGAAATATTAGAAAAGTTTATAAAAGAGGAAGGACCTTCTTTCATTATAGGGACTATTATATTTCAGACCGGTGTAGATATACCAGAGTTAACTCACTTAATCAACGCGAGAGGGTTGAAGAGTGAAATAGCTACTATACAAGCACTGGGAAGAACACTGAGAAAGCATGGTAAAAAAGATCAAGTCTATATTTATGATTTCTTGGATAAAGCCCCTTACCTGGATAAGCATTCAGTATCCAGAATAAAAGCCTACAAATCCCTAAACTTTGACGTAACGATCCATGGAAACAAAGAAAAATAAAGAAAAGAAGATAAACAGTCTATCCGACACTGACAAGGAAGCTTTAAAAATTATCGTTTCCCGACTAACCAATCTCCAAAGTAAAGACTCCATAACCGAGGACTCAGTCAAAGAGCTCGAGACAGTGTTAATTGAGCTACTTGGAATGAAGGACCGACACCAGGGATACCTTCTCCGGTGGGTCAAGCAAGGTTATATTTTAGACTAAGCCCCGTACTGTTCTTCGTCTTCGACGTCTTCTTCACTGTTGACGCCCATTCCTTTGACTAGAGCTTCTAAGTCTGAGACTAACTTGGCAGCGTCAGCGTGTCGCTCTTCTGAGCCAGTTCCACCTGCTTCGGTAGAATCATCGCCTACTGGAGCTTCTTCTCCGCCGTTACCGAACTTCTCTTCCGGCTGGGCTTCCCCGTTACCAAACTCCTCCCCTGGTTGATCTTCACCGTTTTCTCCCTCAAAGGGTTCTTCGTCGTCAACTTCTACCTCAGATTCTTCTCCAGGACCAGCCTGGGCGTCTTTGTCAGTTACTGGAAACTCCTCGTCGGGGCCATCCATCCCTTCTCCCTCTCCCTCGATGTCTTCTTCACCTTCTACCTCTAGGGGGGAAGGCTCTCCGTCGTAATCCATCTCGGTTCCCGCAACGTCAACACCAGCGTCACCCCCACCTAGGAGGGTTTTTAGTGCTGCGAGGTCTTTTGTCAGTTGAGGCACATTGATGTAATTCATCAAAAGGCTTTCCTTTACAAGGTCAATACCACTTTCGGCGAGACAACTGTGAATGTAGTCATTAACTTCCAAAGTTTCTACGCCACCCTTTTTTGAGATTACCCGTGAAAAGTCCTTAGACACGTCATGGACAACACCTTCATCCTTGCTCAAAAGAGAAAGTACTTCAAAGAATACAGACTGCGTCTTAGCGAGATTGCTGAAAGTTGGGATGAACTTAAGATTGGTAACGTTAATACCATAAGTTTCGTTCAATGCGTTGGTGATTGCTTCTTTCGCAGGTTTTTTGCCTTCGAATAGTGTTTTTGTGTATTCTCTTACGTCCTTCTTAGAGATGATATCATTAGAGTTAATCTCATAAATTGAGGTCAGAATCTCCTGAATCTCATTCTTAGGGGCAAATGCAAAGTATGGGACATCTTCGATCACTTCAGCGAGAGATTCTATAATAGCATCTTTCTTTGCGTATATCATAGATGCAAGATTTTGTACTTTGCTGTTGGAAATCCAAACATTAGAGAAAGATTTTTTAGCTTCCAACAACTCCTGGCTAATAAGTTCCTGATGGCAAACCATCTCATACAGAGATTGCCCATCACACAAATCCACAATGAAACGATCAGTTTCGTTTAGGGTTTTATAAGAACTCCTTTCAAGGGAAAAAGCCTTATTTATTGCGTTACTTATTTTTGCACTGTTGAGCATATCAGAATTCTCCATAATCAGTTTCTGATTCTCTCTCAAAAAGTTGACAACTAAAGGTTTGATTTCCTCTAGTTTCTTAAACTCTTTAGACTCAACAATTTCCGTCTTCCCGATCATAGGGTCAACAAATTTTTCAATTTTCGTTTTCAACCCTTTAGTGGTATTACGGTCCTCAAAGAGAGCAATTAAGTCGTCAAAAGAGACGTCTGCTTTGTCGTACCGGTCTTCTCTCAAAGAACCGATAAAA